CGACGAGACCCGCCCAGGACAGACCCGTGGCGTGCCGTACCTGACACCGGTTGTAGAGCTGATCAAGCAACTGGGCCGCTACACAGATGCAGAAGTTATGGCAGCCGTAGTATCCGGCATGCTCACGGTCTTTGTCACCAACGAAACCGGCAACCCGCAGCTTGGCCCTGCCCCTACGCAACTGAACCCCGATGGTGATGCAAGCCAGCAGGTAGACACCACCGGCATGGAGCTGGGCTATGGCTCTGTTATCGGTCTGCTGCCTGGTGAAAAGGTAGATACCGTAAACCCAGGCAGACCCAACCCCGCTTTTGATCCGTTTGTCACCGCAATACTTCGCCAGATAGGTATGTCGCTTGAACTGCCGTTTGAACTGCTGGTCAAGCACTTTACTGCATCGTACAGCGCAGCCCGTGCTGCTCTTGAAGAAGCATGGGATTACTTCAACCGCCGCCGTCACTGGCTGGTAACCGTATTCTGCCAACCGATCTATGAGGCGGTTATCACAGAAGCTGTTGCATCAGGCAGGTTGAATGCCCCCGGCTTTTTTGCAGATCCGCTGGTGCGTAAAGCCTGGCTTTCCAGCAACTGGATAGGTGATGCCCCCAGCCAGCTTGACCCGCTCAAAGAAGTAAACGCCGCCGCAAAGCGGATAGAGCAATGCATCAGCACCCTTGATGAAGAGTGCCGCAGGCTTACCGGAACCCCGCTTGAGGACAAGCTGCCGCAGATCCTTAAAGAGCGTGCAATTCTACGCAAGGCCGGAATTGTCACCAGCGCTTATGAGCAGATATCCATGGCTCAGGAACCGGAAGAAAAGCCGGACCAGCCTGACACGGAAACGGAGTGACCCATGCGACTTATTGACATTGTAAATGGCCCCTGGGCCATCCGGCCCCAGATGCTGGAAGAGATCCAACGGATCTACGCCAGCCACCTGCACCGGGCTGAGAAAATAGACGTACAGGCCATTGAAGCCGCCACCGGCAAAACCCTGGATAATAAGCGTACCGGCGTGCAGATCGTTGACGGTGTGGCTGTTATCCCTGTGCATGGCGTTATCGGTAAACGGATGAACCTGATGACACAGATCAGCGGCGGAGCTTCAACTGATCAAATTGCAAATGATTATCTTTCTGCCCTAAATGACCCAGCTGTAAAAGGCATCGTACTGCACATTGACAGCCCCGGTGGAACCGTTGATGGCACCATGCAGCTGGGTGACATCCTGCGTGCCAACCGTGGCATAAAGCCAACCATGGCCTGTGCAGATGGCATGATGTGCAGCGCTGCCTACTGGATAGGATCAGCAGTAGACAAGATCACCATGGCAGACCTGACAACGGATGTCGGCAGTATCGGCGTAGTTGCTAGCCACATGGATATCAGTCAATGGGAAGAAAAGCAGGGCATAAAAACCACAGAAATCACCGCAGGCCGCTACAAGCGTGCCATCAGCCAGTATGCCGCATTAACTGAAGAAGGGCGGGCCATGCTGCAGGCAGATGTTGATCAGATTTACGGGCTGTTTGTTGAAAACGTAGCTGCCAACCGTGGCTGCTCTGTAGAGGATGTACTGCTTAACATGGCAGATGGCCGGGTATTCCTGGGACAGAAAGCCATTGAAGCCGGACTGGTGGACAGTGTTGCCACCCTGTCCGAAACCATACAAGAGGTGCGGGAACTATCCCGTGCCGGAAAAATCAACTCATTCAGCCGGGCCAGTGCTGCCACGGCACCACAGGAGAAAAAGACCATGAACATCGAGCAACTTAAAGCAGATCATCCTGATCTGGTGCAGGCCATTGTTGCAGAAGCAACCGCAGGCCATGCAGAAGCACTGTTAGCAGCAGAGGCAAAAGGTGCCGCTGCAGAACTTGATCGTATCCAGGCTGTACGTGCCCAGGCCATTCCCGGCCATGAAGCACTGGTAGACCAGCTGGCCTTTGACGGCAAAAGCACTGCAGCAGATGCAGCCCTGGCTGTTGTCAACGCAGAGAAAAGCCAGCGTACCGCTGCAGCAGCCGCCATTGAAGCATCGGCCCCGCAGGTAGTACCGCCTGTTGATGACACAGCCGCAGCAGCACAGGCAACCATGAAGCGTGCAGAGTTTGATGCACTTGGCCAGCACCATCGGCGGGCCTTCCTGTCTGCTGGCGGAAAAATTAACGACTAACCACTTACCCGATAAAGGAGAGCAAGACCATGGCTAACACACTTACAGGATTGACCCAGTTTGTTTATGACACCGTTGATGTTGTCAGCCGCGAAATGTGCGGCATGATCCCCTCAGTCTACAAAAACACCGCAGCTGAACAGGTGGCAAAAGATCAGAATGTCACCTATGACATCGTGCCTGATGCAACCAGCTATGACATTACCCCCTCAAACGCCATACCGGAACTGGATAGCACCACTGTTGGAACCGGCACCATGGCCATTACCAAGGTCAAAGGCGTCAAGTTTCACTGGACCGGCGAAGATGAGAAAGCCGTTGGCATGGCTGTTAAAAACGGAATCCAGAACAACAAGTTTGCTGCTGCCTTCCGCAAACTGGCAAACGAGATGGAAGCCGATCTGACCGCACTGCAAGCCAACGCCTGCCGTGCCTATGCTGCCCACGCCACCACCCCGGTTACACCTTTTGGTACTGCAGGTGATTTTACTGACCTGTCTCTGGCCCTGAAGATCCTTAAGGACAACGGTGCGCCCCTGTCTGAGCTTCGGTCTGTAATCAACACCACCGCAGGTGCAAACCTGCTGGGTAAACAGGCCAATGCCTCGGTTGATTTTTCTGGTGACCCGCTGCGTCAAGGTGTTCTGCTTGATCTGTTCGGCGCACAGGTGCGTGAATCCGGTGCCATCGTAAAAACCACCTCAGTGGGCAACAACACCGGCCCGTATGTGGTCAACGGTGCCCATGCAGTAGGCGCAACCACCGTAACCCTGAAGACCGGCACAGGCACCATTCTGGCTGGCGATGTGATCACCCTGGGTACTGACACCAGCGTCAAGTATGTGGTTAAAACTGGGCTGGCTGCTGCTGGTGACATCACCATCGCTGCCCCTGGCCTGGTCAATGCCCTGACTGACGGTGCCGCTGTTGTGGTGGTTGGAACCTGCGCCCGTAACATGGTTTTTGCTCAGTCCGCCATACACCTGCTTACCCGTCTGCCTGCCATGCCTGAAGGTGGCGACATGGCTGACGACATCATGGTGGTGCAAGACCCTGTCAGCGGCATCTACTTCCAGATCGCCCAGTATAAAGCATACCGCGCACGCCTGATTGAAGTTGCCGTTGCTTGGGGCGTCAAGACTGCCAAGCCTGCCCACCTTGCACTGCTGCTGGGACAGTAATCTGAAACCGGGGGCTGGTAATGCCAGCCCCCGGATATCTAACGGAGGAAGTTATGGCTAAGACACAGGTAGAAGAAGCAGCAGCAAAGGCTGCAGAAGAAGACGGCCTGATCCCGGTAACCAAAGACGGTCAGACCATCCGTGTATGCACTGCCCAGGTAGAGCATCACAAATCCCTGGGTTGGTCAGTGGCCGAATAAATGCAATTCACCGCAGCCGACATAGCCGCGTTTTTTGACGGTATGGGTGAGCCCTGCCTGATCGGCATCACCCCGGCCACCGGCATATTCAGCGCACCAGGCAAGTCCGTAGACCACTACGATGGGTCAGTAATAACCACTGCACCTACCTTGCTGGTGGATATTACCACGGCAGCCTTGGTTGAAGAAAACAGCACCATCATCACCATTAACAACGTGGACTATCAGGCCACGGACAAAATGACAGACGGTGCCGGATTCATTGCCCTGTCTCTGACAACGGACTTTTAACCATGAACAAGCGCCAGCAAATAGTTGATGCCCTGATTGCGCTGCTGGACACGATACCGGCAGTAACGGGCAAAGTATCCGCCTGGCGGAACAAAGACTACGCGGTGGCAGAGCTGCCAGCCGTGTTGGTCAGGGACGAAAACGCCGATTGTTCGTTTGCTGATGCAGATCTTGGTCAGCAGCATCACGGTCTGGTAATCAAGATCGCCATGTTTTTGGCCGGCAAGACTACCGCCACTCAGGCCCGCCAGGCTGTATCTGACATCCTGCAGGTCATTGGCCAAAACCGTACGCTTGGGCTTGATGAGGTCTGGCTTGAACTTGACAAGCACGACATCAGCGTTGAAACCGACGGCAACATCACTGGCGTTGCCTTTGTTCAGATCACTGCCCGCTACTTTACGCCGCTTTGGACGGCTTAGGAGAAACCTTATGAAGCGCCTTATCTCTTTTATCTGCTTATCTCTGCTGCTCGCATCCGCCATCGCTTTTGGTGCTGATGCAGTAGCACCTGCAACCGCAGCAGCCCCGGCAACATCCAGCTCAACTATGGCCTGGATCATGGCCAACGCCACCGCTATCTTTGCTGTAGCCCTTGCGGTGTCTGAATTTTTGGCTCTTATCCCTGGGCTGCAGGGCAACGGCATTCTGGACGCCATTATCAAGGCCCTGCGGTCACTGGCTGGGAAATTAGGATAGTAATGGACTGGGCCGCAGCCATAACAGCAGTAGCAACGCTGTTGGCTATAGTGCTGCAGGCTGTTGCCAGCAGCAAGGCAAAGGCAGAGGGAAAGCGCGATGAAACAAACATCCAACAGGTTCGGGAAACACTGGCAGATGCCGATGGCAGCGCTTTTGATGCTGTTGCTGCTGACCAGCATGATCGGGTGCAACAAGCATTACGTGGTGGTAAGTGGTGACGAAACAATCACAATAAAAAAGAGCACTGTTGATAACCTCTACAGTGATAACGAACGCCTGCTGAAGGCCGTGGAACAATGCACAAAAGGGCTAAAACCATGACACGCCATATCATCACCATACTGCTGCTCTGCTGCCTGCTGCCTGTTAATGCCCTGGCTGGTAAATTCTGGTTTAATAACCCAGAATCCCCCGTTGTGCCTGCCGATCCAGTGTATTTATTGCATAACAAAACCACCCATACTGATCATACTGTAACGGATACGGTGCTGCGCAATCATATGCAGCCCACAACCGACGAAACCATGACAGCCATTGGCCAGCCCACAGACACGCCGCTGGTAGTGCGCCCATCGCCTACGGCTGATCAATATCAGAGGAAAACGGAATTCCACGACAAAAACGGCGTAATCAAAATGTACATCAATGCCAGCGGCACCGTAGTTATTACCGGTCAGCTGGTACTGGGATCCGTGCCGCTGCCGTTAGCAGTCGTTTCGGTCTACCCAGCTAACGGTGCTACTGGTGTGGCAATAGATACAAACCCCTATGTGGCAATGAACAAAGGGGATTCTAACATATCTGTTGCTAATCTATATATAGCCGGTAACAGCACGCCTCCATCATTATCTACTGTATGTGTAAGCGGCTGTTCGGGAGGCCAGACCCCTGTAAACCAGATCAGATACACCATCCCGGCTACTCCGCCCATTACAGCACCTCCTGATTAGTTTGTTCCGCAGGTTTTACAGGTTCCTCAACCGTCTCTGTTTTTGGCAGGTACGGTGTTACATCAAACCCCTTTGGGGCTTTAAACAGCTCTGTGGCAAAATCAGTCTCTTCA